ATGTTCCGTTCGTTTGCTGCTCAATATAAATTCCATCCGTCGCCGCAGCCGTCGCAGACAGCACATCAAGAAGTCCCGTGCGGAATCCAACATTGTTTGTTTTGTGGATGTACCATCCAAATTCCCATTCCTCACCCCCGGCAACATTATAAGACGAAGCCCCTGTATAATACCCATGTCCTGAGTTGGCGCTAGATCCACCAGTTTGTGCGATAAGAGCAAACGGGTCATTCGTTGTTCCAGTTGTTGGGAACGAAGCTCCTGATGACAACGCAAGCGCAGTCATGAATGGAGGACCAGCAACGAAATCCCAGAACAGCGCCCCCTTTTCTTGCTGCACGGGCACCACTCCGTTGATTGTAGTTGTGGTTAAATTTGTAATCGTCCCACTCGCAATCGGCGTTCCGTCCCATGTGCCTCCGCCACCTCCACCACCAGAAGCAACCGCACGGTCCACGTAGGCCGTAGACGCCGCAACCGTGTTGCTGCTGGCTGCGCTTGCAGTTGGAACAGTAGGCGCCCCGGTCAGAGCAGGAGACGCCAGCGGTGCGTAGGTAGCTGCAACCTCGGCGTCTCGTGACAGTCCTGGTGGCAGTCGAGCGTCCTCAATTTCTCCAGACGAGAAGAACGCTGTGGCGCTGTCTCCAGCGTTCGCAGTTGTTGCCGTGGTCGCAAGGTCCACCGTGATGGTGTTTGGAACCTGCGCGTCAGTGACGGCGCCCTGTAGGTCCTGAAGATCCAGCACCGCTTCCAGCGTCGCCTCGGCAGTTGCCGCAGTCACCTCGGCGTCCGTCGCCATCGCCGAATCAATCCTAGCCGCTGCAACAGTCCCGGACCGGATCTCCGTGCCGTTCAAATTGGTCAGCAACGTTCCGTTGCCCGAGATTCCAGAAAGCAGCACCACGGGACCTGCAAACGTGTTCGTGTTTGCGAACGTGTTGGGCAAATCAAGGTAAGAGTAAACCCCCTCGCCCATCACGAAAAACGGGATCGTCTCGAACGTGGATACCCCGGTCTGCTCCCAGACTTGGTAGGTCTCCAGGTTCACGTAGTAGGTACCGATTCCCTCCGAGTAATCCGATGGCGATCCAAACCCGGTGAGCCAACGCGACGACAACACGCCGAGGTTTGATCTCGCGGTTGAAGCGTCCGTTGCCCCGGTGCCTCCGGATGCCACTGCAACCGTTCCGGTGAGCGAGAGCGTCCCTGACGTGGTCACGGGCGAACCGCTGAACCCAAGGCCGGACACCGTGGTTGACGCGCCAACGCTGGTCACTGTCCCAACACCGCTTGCCGCTGATTGTCGCACGAGCGGACCAGTTCCGAGAGCGTTGGTCAGTGCCAGTTCTCCACCGTCGATTTCAAAGTCATCGGTTACCGACGTGACAACACCGGATCCGCCACCGGAAGGGAGCTGTGTCGTGTCGACCGACAACTGGTCGTTGGTCACCGACAATCCAAACCCAAGCAGGTTCGTGTAGTCCGTTCCTCCGATCCGGATGCGGGTGATGTTGGTCGGCATCTTCACCACGCCGTTGGAGTCGGCAAGCATGATGCGAGTCGGGATGTTCGTTTGAGCGAACGCGCCGAACCCAACCAGAGCCGCGAGAATGAACAGGATGTTTCTCATGTGACCTTCACCCATTGGACAATAGGAACGCCTTCGTCGGTTTCGCCAACGACCTCTTGACGGTACGTGTGCCCATTCCAGCGCATCGTCAGCGAGTCAACGACTGGATCGGTTCCTGACGGTGTCGCATCCGCGTCATCTGCCGAGCCGACCGTCGCCGGACCGAGTGCCCACGTCGCCGAGTCACGGGCACCGACGAGGAACAGCTTTCGATAGGGGTAGGTAGCCTCGGATGGGTTGCGGATTTCCAGCCACGTGGTGAGACGGTAATTCCCTCCGGACACAGTCCCGTTCGCCGTCCCAATCGTCAGTTCTCCGTCATCCTCTGCGCTACCTGTCCACGTGATAGGGTAAGGCGTCTCGCTCGGGTCCATGATCCGGAGCGTGTTTGTGACCACGTCTAGGTCGTAGTTGGCCACCGAAAGAATCACGTCTGGACTGTAGATTCGGAACTGTCCGTCCAAGTCCACATCAACGGGGTGGTATTCCCCGGTGTCGACGTTCAGGAGCTTGAACACCCCGCCGTCGAATCGAAGACCGATCCCGTCCGGGTTCAGTAGGTAGCCGAGTTCCCAGTTTCGATCCGCGTTCGGCAACTCGAACCCGATTCGGTTCTGCTGGTACAGATGCAGCCATTCGACGATCCAAAGCCCCGGAGCCAGATTGATCGGTCCGAACCGCCCGTTGGCATCCACCGATGTCTCAGCCCGGCCAGTCGACCAAACCGATGCCCCGCCGCTCGATACCTCTTGGTTCCGAGTGAACCGGATGACCGAATCCTCGGGGATGGCCTCAAGGTCGGGAGTCAGGATTGTTCCGTAAAGGTTCGGCATTTCAGGTTCTCCTCAGTTTCGCACCATCCAACCACTCCCAGAACGCTCGCATGAACGCCTTCCGTGGGCGTCCTTCCGGCGGCAACGTACCCGGCCAAGGCCGTTGGAAGACCGAGTAGCGGAGCAGGAAGAACGAGATCCACCGCTTCGCCCGCCAGAGTCCCAACACCAGCCGGTTGCCTCGGGTCCGGCGAATCATCAGATCCGCGCCTTGGAGCAACTCCACCTCCGACGCCGTCCGAGAGTAGGCGAAGGGGTGAACCGGGATCGTCAACATCTTCGCCACCTTGGGCAGTATCGGCCCGCCAAAGAGTTTCTGGCGGAAGCGCCGGTCACCCACCCGCAAATCCACGCTGTTGCCCTTTGTAGACACCAGACGGAGCGACTGGGCTATCTGACGCCAAAAGTGCGTCCGGCGAGTCCCAGAGCCCGCCCTGACGAATCTATTGGGCTCCCTGGCGTCCTTGATCAGCCAATGACGCCGGTATTCCTCCGCCATGGCCCGACCGGCGATCAACATCCCCCGTTCGGGCGCCACCGCCCGGCGATACCGGGAGGACATCCGAGCCCGCGCCTTTTCGGCGAGGATGTTAATTCGCAGAAGCATACCGTTTCACTTTCCCACCCCGCACGTAGAACTCCGGACCGAGGTCGCGGAGCAGCGCGTCCCGGATCGATTCGTCCCTCGGCAACTCGCCTTCCGCGTCGTCGTCGAAGTTCGGAACCCGCCTGGGGCTCATGTCCAACGACGAGAACCGCACCTTCCGTTTCTCCGCTTCCTTCGCCGACAGCATCCGCAGCCCCATCCCGCTGTTGAAATCGAATGGCGGGTACGGCAACCCAAACCGGCTGATCCGAGCCCAGATCGGGTTATTGACGCCGGCAATCATGTCTCCCTGAACCATCGAACCGCCCATCGTCCTCCACCGCGCCGGCCAGTCCCGAGGTTCAACACGCGGGAGTTTCCTGACCAACTGCTGCACCGGGTATCGTCGGAGCTTGTCGACGTCCTGCTTCTTCGCCCATTCCCCGTACCCTCTCGCCATCCCAGCGTTCGTTTCGGCGATCAACCGCAGCCGTGGCGATGAGGTAAGGTCCTGGATCGTGCCTTCCGTACCCGGCACCGGGCGGTAACCACTCGACTCCACCGCCGTCCTCAGCCGGCCGATCGCGTTGGCGGCCGGTTCGCCACGGTCGACAACCCCGGTCACGATCCGCTTCATCCGCTCCAAGAGCTTCGCGTTCTCCACCCGGGCACTGAAGAACGCCTTCCTTCGAATGCTGACCCGGATGCGCGACAACTCGGCGGACGACAGGTTGCTCGGGAGAACCCTTTGGCTCCGCAGCTTCTTCACCGCCGTTGACCACTTAGAGGCCATCTTGGTTCGGGTATCCGAATGTCTGCACCCTCTCGTTGCTGTCGTAGGTCATGTCCAATACCGGCCTCGTCACAGTCGCCGCAACGGTCGGGATCGGTATCCACGGACCGGCACATTCCCGCACCTGACGCATCAGCGCCTCGGCCCGTTCCGCCGCCGACTTCCGCTGCCCGTCCATGTCCACAATCGCCCCGTGCCCACGCTGCATGATCCGCACCGTGATCATGTCCAATGCCGCGTCCAGGAGCGTCGAAGGGATGCCCGTCTCCGCCAACTGGTTCTTCGGGCACGCCGCCACAGATCCGCGCACGTAGGCCGTCACAATGTCGATGATGCCGGTGATCGGATCTTCGTCGCCGGGTACCTGTGCCGACTGACGGAACGCGGTTAGTTCGGTCGATGAGAACCGGGTCCGGATGTGCGCTTCGGTGATGTCCAGCCAATCGGTGAGAGCCATGAAGTCCTCCAAGTCAAAGGGGCGGATGCCGCTGTGAAGTCGACATCCGCCCCAGTCCCGTGCCCTCCGTGGGGCGTGTCATCAACCTATCCCTTGGCGTCAATTCGACGTGACGTAAACCGCGGACATGTTGGTCAGAGCTTGGGTGCCGTGGGTAGTCTGAACCGACACCAACTTGATCCACGCGACATGATTCAGCTCCGTGGGGTCCCAAAGCTGCCATCCGGTGACGGTCGTGGTTCCGTTCTGCACGACGGTCAGAGTAAGCGGGGTCGTAGTCGTGTAGGTCGTCCCGTCGGCGCTCACCTGGAAGCTGAACACCGCGTTGGAAACCGAGGCGCCGGTTGCGGCAAAGGTCGGGATGAACGAAAGCCCTTTCCCCTGCGGAACGCTGACCGCCGTGCTCGTCACGTTCGAGGTCGTGTTCGCCGCGACAACCGCAGGGATGACGCACGTGGTGACGCGGTTCGGAGTCACCTGCGCCATCGCAGGAACCGCCAGAACCGCCGCAAGACCGACTGCCGCCCATTTGATGAAGTTCTTCATGGTTGTGATTCGATGAATGCTCGGAGGTTTTCGGATTACGTGATCGTCAACCGGATGATCGAACTGGTGGACGTGCTCTTGAACACCTCGTTCCATGCCACATTGTGGACGTCCGAGAACGGCTCGTCGCGGTAAGTGCGAACCGCCTCCACACCGCCGACGCCGGTCGTGAAGCATTTGAACGGAGACGGGTCGTAAACGGTCGGGCTCGGAACGCTCGCTTGGATGTAGCAGATGTCGCCGAGGACCTGCGACTTGCTCACCGTGTTCCCGGGCTTCGCCGTGTTGTAGCTGAGCATTCCAACCACAGGCGTCGCCGTGATGAAGAACATGCCGGACAACTGACCCAGCGAAATGCCACCCACCTGTACACCGTTGCAACGTGCCTTCGTCTTCGGATGGTTCCGGAGCGTCCGCCATGCCGACAGACCTAGGACGACAGTGGGGGTCATGAACCCGCCAGTCGCGGTCATAAGGTTCTGGAGTTGCTCGTCGATCTGGTCGATGGGGTCGACATCGGCGTTGCTCCAGTTGCCACGGCTGGAAACCGCAGTCGTGTTCGCCGCGACAAAGTCCACCACGCGCTTGGCGAGCGACAGACTGGCCGAGTTGACCAGCGACTTGATCTTGCCCTGGTCAAGCAACTGCGAGGCGAGACTTCCAGCCGCTCCGGCGAGTTCCCGTTCGTGATCGTCAACCGTGACCTCCAGCGAGTGGGGCTCGCAGATGAAGCTGGCGTCGGTGGCATCGAACTCGATGCGCCGAGCCTTGCCGCCAAGCCCGCGAAGGGTGGCGTAGGTCTGGAACGAGTTAACGTCCGAGAATGCCTTGTACTGACCGGACGCCCCTGACACCTGAACCATCGGCATCAGGGTATTGGTCAACTCCCGCGCTTTCATCAGGTCATTGGCCAGACCCTGCGCGTAGTTGGTGAGCGTGTAATTGACCGTTGCGGAAGAGGCTCGCGACATAGTGTGTGAGTGTTTTGGTTACGTTAACCGCGCCGGTTAGCTGAGGGTGATCGGAGTCAGCGTTGCGGCTTCGATGATGTCCCCGGAAACACCGGACTCCAGCGCGACCAGCGACACAACCCGCGCCCCGGTGGCGGCGTCTGTGATCCACGTACCGTCCGTGTGCTGCTGCATCTTGTCGCCCTTCGTCACCGTGCCGGACAGCTTCGCAGGAACGGTCCCTCCACCGGCCCCGAGAATCGCCACAGTGACCTGATTCCCGGATGTGGCTCCTTCAAGGATGATGCCTCGGGCGTGGACGGTTGCCGAAGCTGAGAGGGTTGCGGTATCGCCGCTGATGGTAACCGACTTGCCGCGACCAGCCGAGTAGTCGGCGGCGGCAGTGAGGGCGATGACTGCTGCATCGCGGAGAAAGAGTGCACTCATGGTTTGATGATCTGATGCTGCGTTGCGGTTGGTTACTCAGCCGATGCGAGCTGAAAAAGTTCCGGCTTGTGCCGGGCAATGTGATCGTAGGCGTCGGCAAAGGACGCCTTGTTGGCGATCTGGTAGGTGCTGACCTCGGCGGCGATCAACTGGGCGCGTTCGGCGTCGGTCTTCGCTTTGGTCACCGGGGCGCGGCGTTCGTTGGCGTTGTGAATCTGACGCCCGTCCTCGTCGGCGTCCTTGCCCGCCTTCTTGTTGGCGATGATCGCGTCGAGGATCTTCACCGTGCCTGCTCGGTTGGCGACGAGTTGCGCTCGGAGGTCCTCGTCCTTCAGACCGAGCCCCTTGTACTTCACCACGTCAGCTTCGATGACGAGCTTTTCCGCCGCGTTCACTCGATTGGTGAGCACTTCGATCTCACCCCGGAGGCGGTTGCAGGTCTCCTCGTCCTTCCCGGGCGATGCCATCTTGGCCTTCGCGTTGGCAACTGCGGTTGTCACGGATGCGTCGTCCGCGTTGTCCGCGAGACCGAGCATGTTCAAGAGAAGGGATTTGTAGTCCATAGAGTGATCGGTTTCGTCGCTTCGTCGATTCGCCAGCGGCTGCATGCCCTTGATGTTCGGGTCATTCGTCAGCGCCAACCGGATGAACCTCCCTGGTCTCACCCTCGCGATTCCATCGGCGGTCTGTCCTACTTCTTCGCCGTTTGTCAACACTGGACTCACCATGCGGTAAATCCCGTTACTGATCTCCGCCGCGCCTTCGCTCGTCCATTTTGGCATCGCCCAAAGCCCGTCCTCGCGCTTCTCGATGTTCATCACCCACCCCGCCGCACGGGTTTCCTTGTCGGAGTAGTGGCTCAGATGATCGCGGTCGATGAGCAATCCCGGGAAGTTGCTCGCGGTCTTCTCCCGGTTGAACGCGGTCACGATTGCGTCGAGGGCCTTTTCGTCGATGACTTGGCTGAACTGCTTCCCATCCAGCGAACGACCGAGGAACTCGCCGATGCGGAGGACCTGAATCCAGTCTCCCGTGGGAACGAACTGGCCCTCCCGATTGAGGAGCGTCGGGGTTGCTTCGCCTACGATGTGGAGTCGATGTGTGCTCTTCATGCTCATGCCTTTCCTGCCAGTCCGTTGAGAAACTCCGTGCCCATGATGTCCTCCAGATACTCCGCCAGTTTCGTCTCGCGGTTCAGCGTGCGAAGCATTTCCGGGAACTCGTCGCGGATGCGGGCCAACCGTGCCTTACGCGAGTCGTCGCTCGGGTCCTCCATGGCCTGGGTGATCCGGTGAACGAACCTTTGCAGGTTCCGAGAAGCGATGCCGGTGAAGGCTTCGGCGATGGCCTGCCGGTTGGTCACCATCGACTCGTCGGGCTCTGGCTGTTCCTGACCCGGCATCGGTCCCTCTTCTGGTTCCTCGCCTTCCTCCAATGGCATCCCGATTGCCTCGCTGGCGATTTCTGGATCTATGGCGAAGCCTGCGCTCTTGGCGGTGCTGACCGCCTGGGCGCCCGTGAGGCTGACTCGCATCGCCGGATTGCTGAGCGACAGATAGGCAAGGTGCGGTTGGCCCGGGAATGCCATGTCCAGGCGCTTCTTCCCGATGCTCTTTTGGAGCACTTCGGCGATCTCTTCGGCTTCGCTGGCAACGATCTCGTCGAAAACGTCGGCGTGCTCTTCGGATGGGCCTTTCCCGATGCCGGTCGATGCGTCGGCAAGCATGGTCAGCTTCCCGCCCGTGGCGCACACGACAATCATGCTGTCCGAGTATTTCAAACGGTTCTCGAACTGGGCGCCGCTGCCGTTGGCGATCTCGGAGATGTTGACCCTGCACCCGGGAGGCAGGAACCCGCGCCCTCCGCTGATGATGCGCTCGAGAGTCGGTTGGTTTCGGTCGAACCAAGCCTGGTCCGCGTTCTCCGGTGACTCGCCGAAGATGTTCGGGATGCCGAACGTCTCGTTGAACGAATCCCAGTCCGCTTGACCGGCCTTCTTCCGGAGGAACTCTATTGCGATTGCCTCGTTGATCGGGTCCGTCACCTCCCGGATCACGAATCGGTCCAGTCTGATGGGTTCCCCTCGGGTCGTCGCGAGCGCGTCCTTGTTGTAAAGCCAATCGAGCGACGGGTACTGCTGGCACCAGTACCATTGATCGACGGGCTGAAGCCGAACCAAACGCCGATCTTTGAACACCCGCTCCAAGTGTGCGAAGCCTCGGAACGTGGCCAGCGACAGGAACCGAGTCGCTTCCGTTAGGTTGTCGATGCCGGCTATGAGGTCCTCAAGCTCGGTCTTCTGCGCGTCCGCCAGCGTCTCCATGCCGGCGTCTTCGTGGGCCTTCTCGTCGACCTCCACGGACCACGTGCACCGGCCAAGGGCGGACAGTCGGCGCTCTTTGACGGCGCGGAGCATCGGTTCACGGCGTTCGAGGAACGAGTAGGTCCATTGAAGATCGGAGTGAATCCCACGCTGGGAATCCTCCAACATGGCCGTCAACTGGACCGGGGTCAGTCCTCGAATCGGGTTGATCTGGTGCCGGGTTACCATCCGGCCAACGACATGGACGGTGCCGGGTGCCTGCTTCGAATCGCTACCGTTGACCCGCGCCGTTCCCGTGATCATGCCAGACGGGTCGCATGAAAACGGCCAACCCGTCAATGCAAGCGGCGCATCGCCCGGTTCGTTTCACCGATGGCCCCGCGCTTTGGAGGCAGCACCCACGGAGTTCCGAACGACTGGGTCAGCATGATGTAGAGCCCCGACACGGCGTCGACTTGGTCGTCGAATGCGCCCATCGGGAAGGCGTGAACCTCGGCGAGAAAATCCTCGTTCCACGCACCACGTAAGAGCGCCACCTTGCCGTTTCCGACGAGAGCGAACCACGGGAGGGCGCGGGTCAGCTTGTCGGTCTCCGCTCCGAACTCCCGGATGATGACGCCTTGAGGGGCCGAGTTGCGAAGCTCCTGGAAGGCTATCTTGAACCCGCCCACGGCTTCGACGCCAACCGGGATCATCTCGTTGGCGGCATGGGTGAGGATCGTTGGCTTGGCTTCGCCCCACGACTTCCTCCAGCGGTCCATGGCGGTGATGTAGAACGTCCCGTCCGATCCGATGCATCCCTTTGCGCCTGCCCAGAAATTCCCGACCTCGCTCTCGGATGCGGCAAGGTCCCAGTACCGCATGAATGTCCGGTCTTTCGGTATGGCGTTGTCGTCCACGATCCGGAAGGCGTTTCGGTCGACGACGTTGCCCTGAGCGGGAACCGGGTTTTGCTGGTACAGGCTACCGAACACGTACGGCCCGAGGGATCGGCGTTTCGATTCGAGGTCCGATGCCGGGAACCGCGACGGGAACAGCGCCTCCCCTGGCTGGCGTCGCAACGGGTCGTTCTCCTCAGCCAATGCTGGGAGCTTGTACTGGTGCCAAACCTCCTTCTCTCCACCGCCATCGCGGAGCTCCGTTTGCCTGCCCGGCTCGAGCAAACGCCCAACGAGGTCGTCCACGTGCCATCGGGTCATGATGATGACGACGATACCACCCGGGGAGAGCCGCGTCATGGCAACCGACATGAACCAATCCCACACCCGTTGACGTTGGGTGGCCGAGTGGGCCTCGGCATGGTCCTTGATCGGGTCGTCAATGATGAGGATGTCAGCCCCGCGTCCCGTCAGGGAACCTCCGACGCCAACCGCCTGGAAGGATGAGCCGTTGGACAGCTTCCAGTTCGCCGCCGCTGCCTGTTCCGCGTCTTCCGTCACGTCCGGGAATACCGTGCGCCATTGCCGGGTTCGGACTCGTTCGCGGGCGCGTCTGGAATGCTCTTTGGCGAGGTCGCCGGAGTATGAGGCCAGCACGATCTCCACACCGGGGCGTCGGCCCATCATCCAAGAAGTCCACTCGACGGACACCAGCCGGCTCTTGCCGTGCCGTGGCGGAACGCTGATGACGAGTCGTCGGATGTCTTTCCCGAGTCGGTCCAGTTGCCACGCAATGCCGGCGACGAGAGGCGAGTAGGTGTACTCAGGATCGCAGAACTGGGCGTACAGAAGCAGGTCTTCGGAGGCAGACTTGGCGACGTAGTCCGCCTCACCGTCAGTGCGGATCAGAGAATCCGTTGCCATTCCCGTTCCCGTTGTGGTGTCCGTTGCCGTTCACCGATACCGGCGCACCGTCCACGAACCGCTTCCGTTCCTCCATGCGTTGGGCAATGCGCTTCTCCAATGCGCTTCCGAGTTGCTCACGGTCTTCCGGCGAGAACGTGACGCCGATGGGGCCGCCGCCGGCTCCCGTGTGTTCTATCTCCTGCTTCTCGCGGAAGTTGTCGCGGTCCCTGCACTTCAGCAACCACGCTGCCGCTTTCCAGTCTTTCCCAGCTGCCTTGCTCACCTTTTTGACCGCATCATCCACAAAATCGGACATCGCTGCCTCGAATTGGATGAGGAAATGCAGGCACCACTTTGCCCGCTTGCCTAGCTTCTCTCCTTTTGCAACAGCTTCCCTTGCTGCTGATCCCTCGGTTTTCCACATGTGCCACGTCGTGTAGGACACACAGAACGTGGCACATGCGTGCTTGATGGGAACGCCTTTCCGAACGCTGTTCAGGATCTCGGCAACGATTGCGTCGCTCTTTGTGTTGCCGGGTGGTCGTCCCCGGCGCGTGTCGAAACCTTTCCTGCCTGCCATGGTGGACTATTGGTCCGCCTACGGGTTCCGCGTCAAGATGCCGATTGCGACTCCTCCCCCTTGGGTGGCGTGTTTCGTAGCGGATATTGCGACGGTGAGTCGTTCATTCCGCTGTTCGACAGCAGACCCAGTGCCTCTTCCCACGTGCGTCGAAACTCCACGCGAGGAAGCCAGTGAAAGATATTCTCGCGGTATCCAACCACGATCACGCGCACACCCCGAGCGAGAGCGATTCCAAACTCAACGTGCCTTCCGCCACGGTTTGCCCTTGAGCGCGGCGGCTCCGTGAACGAAATCACGATCTCGGCCGCGTTCACGTCATCCCAGTCGTCCTGAGCAAATTTCGATCGCAAGACAGCGGCCTCCAAGCTGGTGCCCCCCTCGTCGCCCTCCACCAATGCCTCGCCCGATTCGCCGATCGGGGCACCCGCGTCGGAAATCTGATGACCGCCATCCAGCCATCGCGCCTGAACCAGAAATCCTAGTTGGCTGAGTTGGTCACGGTAGGCGGCAAGCTCTTCGCGCCGGCTGTATCGTGATGCCAGATAAATGGGTCCCTTCATGTCGAACAAGTAGTTGCTGCCAACCGCTGGGGCGGTCAGCGTTTCTCCTCAGGTTGATCGCCATCCGCCCCAGCGGTGGCAGAGCTTTGGGCGTTCGGCGACTCAGCCTCGCAGAAATTCATGGGTTTTTTCACACGCGACGCCTTCCATCAGTTCAATGTCCACTGCGGTTACGATTGCCGTGGTGTGCGGGTGGCAGTTTTCGTTCATCCACTTGATGAGCGGTTTTGCGGCTTCGAGCATTTCCGCCGATTGTTCTTTTGTGACTGTCATAGGTGTCTCCGAACCAGTAGATGCTGCCAACCGCTGGAGCGGTCAGCCTTTGTTTGTGTTCTCTGCGCCATTCGCTCCAGCGGTGGCAGATCGCTCCGCGTTCGGCGACTCGGTCATGAGCTTTCCAACTACCCACGCCATCGCCGCTTCAACCGTTGGAAATCCAGGTCGGATACCCAGTGACCCTTTGCGCTCGTCCCTGATCACGACATCCCCAGGCTCTCCTCGGATTGCAAACATGCGGCCAGCGTCTCCGCAGACATCCCAGTGGCCAAAGTTGCGACGTTGAACCGTAAACCATAGCACCGCCGAACCATGGCGTCCTGCCAACGGGGCCGGGGTTGGGGTCTTGGAGTTGGTGGCACTCATCGTCCGGCCTCCGTGGCAGACGGCGAGGCGTTCGGCGGATACTCAAAGTCGAATAGGTCTTCCCTGCCGCCGTGCTTCAGCACAACACCTACATCAGTTTCCCCGATGTCCACGCTGATTTTCATGTCCCCATGATCGATCGTAAGGAGCCAAGTCCCATCAGCGGTTGCCGCAAATCGAGCCGAGCCAGAAGCGTTCGGCGACTTGTCCGACTCCGTGGATTCCGGAGGTTGGCTGTCATTCATGCGCAAAATGGTGAGGCACTCGAATGCGTCGTTGAACGCGCACGCTCGGCCGTTGAAATAGGCGCCGCTTTTTTTGTTCGCTTCGACGGCTTCTCTGTTGAGCCAATCTTGGAATCTGTCCAGTTGTTCGGAGGTCATACTCGGTTGGTGCGACGGTGATTCGTTCATTCCGATGTTCGGCGACTGAGCTTTCACGACGGGGGTATCTTCGATTACCAGCCACGCCGGGCCTTTGGTTGATTTGTCGCGCCCTACGGTGATGCGTTTCCCTTCCGCCAGATAGATCACATGCGGGCCTTTGGTTCCACTGCCAACGTAGGTGATGGCTGATTTTACTCCCGTCGCCGAACCAGCCCGTGCAATTCGTTTCATAGTGGCTTGGGTGAGATTCGTTGAACGATCCAATGATGTCGGCTGCGTGTCGTAACCTGAAGCTCTGCGGTGTGCGTGTTGTTTTTGACGAATCCCGAGACGATCTTCCATGCCCTGGCCGGCTCCATCCGGGTCATCGCCCGAGGCATTGCGTTGACGGCATCGACGATCTCCATGATCGACTTCGGTTTGCCGTCGAAAAGCACGTCCTTGACCTGTTCTCTCTGTGCGGTTTCACGTTCCTCGCGGACCTGCCGTTTGATGATCCCCTCGCGTTGCCGTTTGGTCAGCGGCTTCTCGGTGACGATTTCCGATGCCTTGAATGTCCATGGCTCTGGTGATCCGACCCGCAGAACCTTGACGGCTCCTACTTCGGGATACTCGCGCAGCAACCGCACCGACTCGTATCGGTCGCCGCGCTTGAGCCACACCGTTTTCATAACGTGAAGAGCGTCGCTTGTTCGGATTCGGATTGTGCGAGGTACGCGCACGCCTGGGTGAAATAGGACGGCTTGAGTTCCGTCCCAATGAATCGCCGCCCCAGTTTGATGGACTGGTAACCCTCAGATCCGATGCCCATGAACGGCGAGAACACCGTGTCTCCCG